ATAATAAAAATTAACATGATTGAAATCATCATCCATTGGTTTACCATTAGGTACCATAAGTACATGATGTTTATGCCTTCGATGCAATGCCAAAGGTAAAAATACAGTTGATGGATAACCAACATTTGACGTGACAATAATGATTTTTGAATCAAACGTTAACCCTTTAAGATTAATATTAGCGAATGGAGGCTGGAACATAGTACAAGATACGACACGGAATATCGCAGAAGCATCAATTATTTGTTTGCAGTCATTTAATTTGTAATGATCATCAAAAACAACTATGGGTTGATGTGAATAACCATCCCAGTGTTCAGTGGTGGTTGTAGTACAAAACGTATGATTATTAACATGAAACAACTTTTGATTAAAATAATTGCAAAGACGGATGACTAAATGTGATTTTCCAATTTTAGGTTTTCCACAAAGATACAAACAAACAGGAGTGCACCGAAACATTTTATGATTTTATAATCCCGACACGTATACGAGTATTATTGACATTCATAGTAGGTTTTTCAAATGTGGCTGTGGATTTATAAAAGATCGGTTCATTAGAATCAATCGGTATAACAACAAAATTATTGGAACGAACAGCATTATTATTCATAACAGATGCAGGCAACACATATGACAAAATGTTTGACACAGCCATAGCAACACCAGCAACAACATCAGCAGCGACTTTAACAAAATAAAAGATTTCAACAAATGATATTTGAGTGGAAACATCAGTACCACTATTATAACCACTCTCAACGATACTATAACCGACAAGTGATCTTTCATTTGCAGCTGCAGAAAATTGATCAGCAGTACATGTCACAAGGTTGCTATAATTTCCATTAGTGATTTGATAAGTTGTTTCAGTCGCATTGTGTGGTGAATAAAACAATGCATGTGTTGCAGTAGGATGAGGCACATCGTTTCCAAAAGCAGAAGCCATTTCAGTCATATTGGTTGCAACTTGACTCGATGTTCCAGAATAGTAACTGATAGGTGGCAAACTGGCGAAACTAATCTCATTAGGATATGCTGGTATGGCAGTAGTAGCAGCTCCAGTAAAGTAATAAACATAAAGTCCATTTTCAGATCTACTTATATTCAAATAAATTGAATTAAGACATACGATAGTGTTATCAGTGAATCTAAGATACGTAACACCCACACTGAAATTACCTAACGGAGAATTAAGCAAATTGGAAACAAGCTTTAAGCGAAACAATGAACCTGAACTGTTTACCATATATTTACCACTAGCCGGATTATTAACATCAATGTCAGCATAAGTTACATTAGTTCTCGTAGGGACAACTTCTAAAGTGCTGAATTGGTTAAATTGGTTCCATGGAGCAATATAAGCAGTGCTATTCTCATCATAAACATTAATTTGGGCACCATCAAGCGAAACAGCCGTGACATTTTCAGCAATTTGGCCATAAGGAGACGCAACAGACCCCGTCACCGTTCTCGAATATTTTTGAGAAACATATGTTTCTACAAGCGAAATTGGTAGCATAACCAAACTTTTAAAAGAGTTAGCAGATGATAATGCAGGAGGTACAACACCAGGTTGAATTTTAATAGGGTTGCATGATGGCGAGAGTGAATTAACCAAAGCATCCATCGCATTGCTCTTTAACACAGGATTATCAAAAGCAGGAGCTACTAAGAAACGAAAATTGAGCGGTGACGAACTTTGAGAAGCATCAGAAGATAAAAGTATGGTGAACGGTATCGACACATTGGAAACGCCAGTTGGCTGACTTGCAATTAATGGCTGAAACAACTTGATAGCAACCACACCCGTACTTTCTTCCATATTTAACCAATTAAGACCAGTGATAAACGGCACAACAAAACATAATTCGTTATCATTATCTGGATTCATCACAGAATGGTATTGTGCACCATACAGATCATAGACATTTAAGTTGAGAGCATCACTCATTGATATTCCAGGAATAAATGCTGCAATAATTTTAGTCTGAATAAAGATGGGCTTTGTAAATACAATACGCAGACAAAATGAACCATTCCATTGACGAAAATTAGATGCAAAATTTTTGACACGAGTTAATGCATTGGCTCTAAGCAGAGTTGGTGAAACCTCAGAGATATAAATATCAGTCCCAACACTCGCAGACGCTGTAATAGAACCATTGAACAACACTGTAGGATAACAAAGAAAGTTGTTAAGAAAATTAGGCGAAAATGTGGAAATTGATGCATTTAATGCAGGATTAAACTTCACACCAGAATTATCAACCAGATTAACATTCTCTATACCTAATTCGCCACCAGCCATTTGCATAACATCAATATTGATACCACCATCAGAATTTGTCAAACCTTTTTCCATTCTCAAAATTGAACAATTTTATGAAATAACCCAAAACCATTAAAATAACACACAATTTCATGACCTATTAACAGCAGCAACAACACCTTCATTCACCCCATCAAAAATCACGCCAGATGCCTTATAATCTGGTAGTTGCTCATACTTAATATTTTTAAAATTGACCATAAAGCTTTCGATCATTTCAATAACATTTTCACTAATTAATCTCACTGATGTAGGCAAAACATCATAACGAGACAAAATGATTTGATTGTAATAATGACACAGCGATTTCCGTCCATTAACTTGACACGTCTGACTTTTAACAACTGCAACATAATCAACAATCGCATTTTGCATTTCCTCAAAATCTTTTTTATCAACAAAACATTTACTGACAGCTTTAACAAATCGGCGGACATAATCAGGATAAAAACCAAATTCAGTTACTACAAACCCAGTAAATTCACAAACATCTCTAGACATGACTTTCGATTGCATTCCAAATTCATTCAGTTTACAATTCGCCAATTCACTGAGTCTAACATCTCCAGCCATGATCAAAGAATCATCACCTTTAAACAAAGCACAACACAAATCATCAATATCATATATTGCACCACAAATGGCGATATTAAGTATTGTGTTGAAATCAATCGTAAATGGTTCACCAGAATGTTTCTTTGCATAACCACGCATATGAACAAGACCAGGAGTTGATGTTGACCAATTGGTTCGGTGTTCTCTATACAATTCAACCAATTCCGGATTGTGACAAGCCAAAAACAATATATCAGATTCAAAATAAATGGTTAATTCACTTTGCGAAGAATCATATTCAGTAAAATCGTTCTCAACCATCACAGGGCGTCGGCTGAACTTATCAATAAACTGCTGCATGAACTTTGCTGCAACATCACCAATTTCATTTTCGACGACACCGATTGAATAGATACAGTTTGGTTTGAGCAGTAATTTAATCTTATCAGATATCATTCTTGAATATGTTGCGAATGCAACATTCATCATTTTATCCCATGAATTAACGCCCTGCCCCAATTTTTCTTTCTTCAAAGCGTCAAAGTCAGCATCAAATTTTGTCTGTCGTTTCATAAAAAATTTAATCATGCGCATTGTTGTGTTGACACAAATATCATCAATTTCGGTCATCGATTTAAGGTCAATTTTCTTATCATTTAATGCTTCAAGATAATCAACCAAATATTTGGAAACTTCTTCTGGATCACATTTAAAATAGTCATTGAATTCATCCGACCCAACGTCATATTTCAGAAACTGATTCAGCCCACATCGCAAATCATTGATGTAATGATTAAATAAATCATTTTTAAGGTACATTTTCGTTTTCTTGCCGTACCTACCAAACAAAGTGGCCAAAGTTAACAGTTTATCTTTAGATTCATAACGTCTAGCAACAGTCATGCCGGCAATACATTTACCTTCAACATTAATTTCAGTTTTATCGCAAAACGTAGTATTGACGATTGCATAACCTTGATCTATATCAGGCAAATCGAACCTTCTGACAAAAGCAAATTGTGATTCATCACAGTAAAAATCAATCAAACAATCTAACATAGGAATTATGTCTTCAGCATAACAAACAACATCAGAATAGATTGGCGCATTATCAATTGTTGTTATTTTGAGATATGGCGCTTGATTATGATATTTAGTCTCTATCAAAGGTATATTAAGTCGATTTATACACAAATCAATCGGTGTATCATTAATTTGCAAAATAATCTTCTTAACATCACCTCTTTGATCATAAATAACAAGTGTATCTGTATGCCTGGTACATGCAACAATCACATGCTCAATTGACTTTTTCAAGAAATCATAATCACCAGTTTCAATCACCCAAACTAGATTTTGCACAGTATCGCCCTTCATTTCATGTATTGTATTAACTTTATGTTTAGGATACATTTTCTGGTATCTCAATTTGGCATCTTGTTTAAGCACTTGAATATGACAATCACCGCATTTAACGTAATCATCAATAGAATTAACAAAAACAACGCTAAATCTTTTATTATTGATTGTATAAGATGCATAATCAAGCGCTTTAGTTAATATTCGGCAAATATCAACTGGCATTCTGGCGGATACTTTATTAAGACATTCAACAGCACCAAACTTATGTTCAGGACCAAATCCACAACGAACAAAGTCAATTTTATTAATTTGTCTATCATCACCAAAGCCATATATTGACCCATTAACAGTATTAATCTGCAC